TTGTCGCTGCCGCTCAAGGAGGCCATGGAGGAAGTCCACGACAGCAATATGTCGAAGCTCAACGAAGACGGGAGGCCGATCTTCGGGCCGTCTGGGAAGGTGATGAAAGGACGACACTATAGGGCCGCCGATATGACGCGGCTACTACGCTACTACTGCCAATACAGCTATAAATAAAGGAGAACCCAGTGCTATTTGAGGAGCAGATCAGTCGGAAGCCTGACTTATATCCGTGGACAAAAGAGTTCATTGAGGCTATCTGGTCAGGCTTTTGGACTCCCGATGAGTTTAACTTCCGCAGCGACTACGCTCAGTTCTATAGCGATCTCACCGAGGCCGAGAAAGGACTGATCGTTCGAGACCTTTCGGCAATCGCCCAGATTGAAGTGGCGGTTAAGTCGTTCTGGGGTGATCTCGGAAAGACCTTCCCGCACCCGTCGATCCATGACCTGGGGGCCGCCATGGCCAACTCGGAGGTGATCCACAATCGGGCCTACGAGAAGCTCCTCGATGTGCTGGGCCTCGATGAGGTATTTGAGCAGAATCTTGACGAACCGGCGCTCCGGGGTCGTGTCGAGTACCTGAAGAAGTACACCGAGAAGAACTATTCTGATCAGCGTAAGCAGTTCATCTATTCGATCATTCTGTTCACGCTTTTCGTGGAAAACGTCAGCCTTTTCTCGCAGTTCTACGTCGTGCTGCATCTCAACAAGCACGGGGGATATCTCAAGGATACAGCCCAGCAGGTGCAGTACACCCGCAACGAGGAGATGCTCCACAGCGAAGTCGGGATCGCCCTGATCCAGACACTCCGCCGCGAGTATCCCGAGATGTTCGATCAGGAGCTGGAGAATCGGATCGTCCATGAGTGCGTCGAGTCTCTTAAAGCCGAGGACAATGTCATCGACTGGATCATCGGGGACTACGACGGCACTGGCACCAGCTTGACTGCCGACCACCTGAAAACTTTCATCCGCCGCCGGATGGTTACCAGCCTAGAGAGCATCGGTTTCGAGAGTGGGGCAGCGCATATCGACATCGACCCGAAGCTGGCCGATGAGACCTACTGGTTCGATGAAGGCCTCTACGGCTACACCATGACCGACTTCTTCCAAAAGACACCCGTCGACTACGCCAAAGGTAAGGGCGTCGACGCCGATGAACTATTCTAAGGAGACACAATGGCTTTTGAATGGCTAAACGACGACGCCCGAACCTTTCTCGAATCTGGCTACCTACCCGATGGACTTACTGCTGAACAGCGGATTGAAGAGATCGCTCAGGCAGCGGAGACGTACTTGGACGAGTCTGGTTTTGCTGAGACTTTCTTCGACTACATGAGCCGAGGCTTCTACAGCCTCAGTAGCCCCATTTGGGCCAACTTCGGGAACAAGCGAGGCTTGCCGATCAGCTGCAATGGCAGCTACATCCCCGACGACATTGGCGGCATCCTTGGCAAGACCGCTGAGGTTGGCGTCGAGACCAAGCATGGAGCGGGCACCAGCGGGTACTTCGGGGATATCCGCTCCCGAGGCTCCGCAATCAACACCGGCGGTGACGCTGACGGCCCAATCCACTTCATGAATCTTTTCGAGACCACCACCGATGTGGTTTCACAGGGCAACGTGAGACGCGGTTCGTTCGCGGCCTACCTCGACATTGAGCATCCTGACTTCGAGGAATTCCTCCAGGTTCGCGAAGTAGGCAACCCGATCCAGAACATGAGCATCGGAGCCTGTATCTCGAACGACTTCATGGAACGGGTTATCAACGATGGCCATTCTGCCAAGGCAGGTGACATCAAAGCCTCCGAGTCCCAGCCCCTGCAGCGCATGGCGAAGCTCATCCGCAAGCGCAGCGAGAGCGGCTATCCGTACATCTTCTTTACAGACAACGTGAACAACAACCGCCCTAAAGCGCTCAAGGATCAAGACCGCCGGATCCACGCCAGCAACCTGTGCAGCGAGATCTGCTTGCCCTCAAGCGAGGACGAGTCATTCGTTTGCAACTTGGCATCCATGAACTGCGCTACCTATGAGGAGTGGCAGCATACCGACGCTGTGGAGGTTCTGACTCGGTTCCTCGATGCGGTCATGACCGAGTACATCGAGAAGACCTCAGAGATCGACCACATGGAAGCCCCGTGTAACTTTGCGACTCGGTGGAGAGCCATCGGTATCGGACAGCTTGGATGGCACACCTATCTGCAGAGCAAGGGCATCCCGTTTGAGTCATTTGACGCTCATGCCAAGGCCGCTCAGATCTCGAAGTTTATCGACGAGCATTCGCTCAAGATGTCCAAGGAAATGTCCCTCAAGTACGGCGAACCGGAAGGACTCAAGGGCTACGGGGTTCGGAACTTGACCCGCACTGCTATCGCTCCGACGACCAGCAGCAGTTTTATCCTCGGGCAGGTAAGCCCCAGCATCGAGCCGCTCCGCTCTAATTACTTCGTCAAGGATCTGGCCAAGGGGCAGTTTACGTTCAAAAACCCGCACCTTAAGGAAGTTCTGGCCGAGCATGGCCGGGACGACCGGGAAACTTGGGAATCTATCCTGACCCGTGGCGGCTCGGTTCAGCACCTTGACTTTCTCACGGATGATGAGCGGGCCGTGTTCAAGACTTTCGACGAGATCACTCCGTTGTCGATCATTCAGCAGGCCTCTGTTCGCCAGCACTACATCGACCAGAGCCAGAGCTTGAACCTTCTGATTCCGCCGGACACCCCAGCAAAAGAGATCAACTCACTGATCATCGAAGCGTGGAGGCTGGGCATCAAGACCCTGTACTACCAGCGGTCTTCCAACCCGTCTCAGGAGCTTGTCAGGGACATCATGAACTGCAGCGCATGTGAAGCGTAAACAGTAACTTACGCTAACCCCGACACTATATGGACATATAAACAGTAGGCCCAGGGGCAGTCCTTGGGCCTATAGAGGTACTCATGTCTGAAACAAAGATCCCCATGCTCCACCGCCAGCAGGTTGAAGCCCTAGACGCGCTCTATCCTGAGCAGTCCGCAGAGATGGACTGGTCGGATCGAGAGGTTTGGTTCAAGGCTGGCCAGCGGAGCGTCATTCGGTTCCTGTGGAAGCAGATCCAGATTCAGGAAGAAAACATTCTCGATATCGATAAGAGGTGAAAGCCATGTGCAACTCTCCATCGCCACCGCCGCCGCCGGAGCCGTCTGCCAAGCCAGCGCCGCCGCCTGCGAAAGAACCCCAGACCCCCGCCAAAGCGGCACCTAGAGGTGGTTCTGACAGCAGCACGGTGGATTCTTCAGACAGTCGCAGTCAGAAGCAGCGGGGTCGGGATCGCCAGTCGACAGGTACGAGCCGTCTACGGATTCAGTTCAACGCTCCGAGTTCTTCGGGTTCTGGCCTTCGCATCCCCGGCTAAACGAGGTAACTAATGGAGAAGACGGCAAAAGAGCGTTTCGCTCAACTCGAAGCCGACCGGCAGCCTTATCTTGACCGGGCTCGAGAAGCTTCCAAACTGACAATTCCATCGCTCCTGCCGCCTGAAGAGACCACGCCAAGCTCAAACCTCTATCAGCCTTATCAGAGTATCGGGTCACGTGGAGTCAACAACTTGGCGTCGAAACTGCTGCTTGCTCTGATGCCGCCGAATTCGAGCTTCTTCACGCTCACCATGAACGAGTACGAGCTTCAGGAAGAGGCGGGATCAGAAGACGAATACATCGACATCAAAGAGCAGGTCAAAGAGGCTTTCTCTCGGATCGAGCGTGTCGTCATGGAGGATATCAACAACTCGGCAGACCGAGTGACTATGTTCGAAGCTTTGAAGCATCTGGTAGTGGCTGGCAATGGACTTCTGTATGTCGCCAAAGAAGGCACCCGCTTTTTCGCCCTGCCTCATTTTGTGTGCCAGCGAGATCCTTCAGGAAACCTAACCGAGATCGTCATCAAAGAAGAGATGACTCGGGATGCGTTGCCAGAAGACGTTGAGACTGAGATTGCGGATAAGCTCGATGAGCAAGGAGCCAAAAAGGTCTCCGTCTTCACCTGGGTGCGTCGTGAAGACGACAAGATGAAAAGCCATCAGGAAGTCATGGGCGTCAAGGTCGATGGCACTGAGGCTGAGTACCCGGTAGAACGGTCTCCCTATATCGCACTCCGCCTCAACAAAATCGATGGTGAGAGCTATGGGCGCAGCTACATCGAAGAGTACATCGGCGACCTTCACTCCCTAGAAATCCTGTCAGAAGCTATCGTCAAAGGCTCCGCAGCGGCGGCCAAGGTGTTGTTTCTTGTGAACCCCAATGGCACCACTCGGCAGCGGACACTGGCTGAGAAAGAGTCAGGCGCTATCGCCGAGGGCGACGCCAACGACGTTAGTGTTCTCCAGATGGAGAAGTACAACGACTTCCGAGTCGCTCAGGACAGCATTGTGAAGATCGAAGAGCGACTGAGTTTTGCGATGCTTCTCAACACAGCGATCCAGCGGAACGCCGAGCGAGTGACAGCCGCCGAAATCCGGTACATGGCCCAAGAACTTGAGGACGCTTTGGGTGGTATCTACTCCATCCTTTCTCAGGAGTTTCAGGAGCCTTACGTTCTTCGGAAGATGAAGATCCTCGAAACTCAAGGAAAGATGCCGAAGCTCCCCAGAGACAAGGTCAATGTGACTATCACGACCGGCATCCAAGCGCTTGGCAAAGGGCATGATCGGAACAAGCTGATCGAGTTCTTGAGTACCCTTGGCGAGACTTTAGGCGCGGAACAGATCATGCAGTACGTCGACATTCGCAACTTCATTGCTCGCCTGGCCGCGTCCGACGGCATCGATACGAAGGGCTTGATCAAGTCTGAAGAGCAGATCCAACAAGAGCAGCAGCAGGCCCAGATGCAGCAGATGACTGACAGCTTGGGGCCAGAAGCCATGAAGATGATGCAG